AATATGGCTTTGAGTTTCTTGTGATAAAGAAATATTCATTTGCTTTGAATCTTCGATACCTTCTATTTGAATATCTCTACTATTTGCTTGATTTAATATCATCTTTAAAATAATGTTTTTTCTTTTTTAATTTCTGGTTTGTGATTAATGTTTATCCATGAGCCATCCCATTCTACACCATTAAGATAATGTATACTTTTTCTAGTAGTAATATGGGCTCCTAATCCATTTAATCTGTCAATGGTTGTTCTTGATAAAGGATAGTTACCATTAGAAATCCATATTTCCATATTTACCCATTTAGCTATACAATTACCAAAAAGAAATAATTTATCCCCTGTTGATTCTGTATTTGTTATTTTTTTAGCTTTCCCTAACAAAAAAGCATCTATTACTGGTTTTATTGATTTTCTACACATCTTTTAATTTGATTTTCTAATATTTCGTATAAATTTAATTTACAATTTTCTAATTCAGCTTTATTATTAAGCCAATCAAAAAATTCTAATAAAATACCTTGTACTTGTTGTATATCTTCTATAGTATAATATTCATCTACATCAGGTTCTTCTTGAAAACCTAAATAATCTCTTATACCTTTTTCAGCAGGATAATATGTGAATTTTACTTTAATTACTACATTATCTTTTAATTGTAAATAAGTTTCTTGTGATTTGCTCATATTCTTTTAATTTTAAAATGGTAATTCATCTTGCCAATCTATATATTGGTTATTATTGTCTTTTAATAATTTTTCTACTTTAGTAAATACTTTTTGAGTATTCCATAATTGATTTTTTCTTGCTGCATAACTAGGATGTTCAATTTCAAATACAGCATTAGTTTTTTCATTACAATACTGTTTTAATACTTGAGCATCTTTACCAATTAATATAATTGGAACTCCAAATCCACTAATTATACCTAAAAACTCTTTCCAAAAGAAATCAAATTTACCTAATAAAGAACCTGTTTTATATAATTGACAAGCTAAAGCTCTATTACCTAATAATACACCTTGATTAGCTAAAAAGGTTAAATCATTTTTATGTTCTAATTGAATCCCTAAATCTTCAGATAATCCATTCCAAAAATATTCTAGGGATGGTTGACATTTTTTATCAGGACTATAACTATTACTAAAAGCTATACCATCAGCATGAAAATCACCATGAGCATATATTCCAGGGTAACTATCAAAACCAATAATAACTAACTTTAGCTCATTAGGTGGACATTCTTTTAAAAATTTCCATAAATCAGAAGATTTAGGAGTTATTTTTATACCTTTTGCTGACATTTCTTTCATTTCTTGGTATAATTCATACATTTCTGGTTTTTCAAAAATGTATTTAACCCTACCCCACCATTCTCCCATTAAAGGTTGAAATTTGTCTAAATCTAATTTCATAATTCTTTTATTTTTGTTTTAAAATGATTTATTACTGGTTCTATACCTTCTAATGCTACCCAATCTGCAAAATCTGTAGCTTTATTTTCTAAAAGATAATCAGGAGGATTAATATGCCTTGCACTTAAATAATCACAAATAGCAAAACTTGCCAACTTTCCAGGCTGATCTTGGTCTAAAGCCACATATAAATTCTTAATATTTTGTTTTAAAAACTCTACATTTTCTTTAGAAATAGCTGTAACATTTTCAGCTTGAATTACACAAACACATTTAGTAATATATTTGCTAATAATAGCAGCGTCTTTAATAGATTTAGTTAAAATACCTACATTACACCCTTTCATATTATTTAATCCATGTATATAAGTAAAAGGTATAGTAGATTTCCATTTATCTTCTTTAGATCTATTAGGAAAATATACTTTATTATAAGCACCTACATTGTAGAATAATCCTAATTCATCTTTATGTACTACCATTTTTCTTTTATTTATCCAATAATCTTTTAATGGATATGCTTTAGTATCTTCACAAAATTGTAAATCTTTAGGTTCTAGAGTATATTTTTTAAGATATTCTATATGATAACCCTGCCATTCTGTAAAAGGGGCACATTGAATAATATTTGTATGAGATTTAATTTTATCTACTTTAGGTAAATTTTGAATAATCCTGGTGAAATCTTCAGTTTTGTTTAACATACCAAAATCTTGAGCTATTTTTTCTAAAGCTTTTTCAAATGTTATATTAAACATCTGTTGTACAAAAGAAAAACAATCACCTTGGTTATTACTATTAAAACATTTAAAGATTAATTCACCATTTTTATCCCCTATTATCATAGATGGATTATTATCTCTGTTTACAAATGGATTTCTACACCTTCTGTTTATTTTCCATTCATAAGGCATGTAATAACTGAATATATTTAAAGGGCTTATTTTACTTAATATAAAATCTTTTGTTATCGGTTGTTTTTGTAAGTTGATATTCATAAGTAAATAAAAAAGGCACCCATTTCTGAGTGCCTTTATTTAATGATTAATAATCTGCTGAACCTGAATCAACTACAGCAGCATTAGTAGCTACTGGATTTTTACTTGGGTCATAATTAGTAATAGGTTCAAAGAAATAATGAATTTTAGATGCTAATCCATATTGAGCATCATTTACATCTTTTGTAAATTGTTTTAAATCATAATCCCCTTTACCTGTTAAATTACTAACAATAGTAACAGCATCTGGTTTAGTACTAAAATTAGTTAATCTGGAATATTCAGAACCTTTTAAGAAATATCTGTTAGATACTACTTGCATATCTTCTGTTGTTCCATCTTCTTTAATTTTTTGTTTTACACCAAAAGTACCAATTACTGTTAAATTAGCAATGGATTCTTCTTTTAAAAGATTGTTTAATTCAGAGAAATTACCTGCAAATAATTTTTTAGTATCTACAAATAAACTACTTGCTGCATAACCATCTTCCCCAACCATAAATCTATTTAATGGAATCCAAGCTTTTAAAAAGCTATAAAACTCTTTTTCACCCATTAAAGCTGGTCTACATTTCATTCTCATTTCTCCTTCATTACCATTTTTATCTTTCATTTTCATAGCTACCATACTATCTCTTAAACTTTCAAAGTCTTGAGCATAAGATGTAGCACCAAATTGATTAATAAAACATTTCTGACCTTTAGAAGAAATTTCTTCATGTTGTTTTAATGTAAAGAAAATTGGATGAATTGTATTTGTTTTTTGTTCTTGTACATATACCCAAATGTTAACAGAATCAACTGTTTTAGTTTCTTCTCCTACTTTAATTTCCATTTGTTTTACATACTCTCTGTCTTTTGCATCTTCTTTTACTTCACCACCATAGATTTTAGCTAATTCTTCCTTGTTAGGACTAAATGCTAATACTTTTAGTAAACCATTACCTACTAATAACTGTTTTTGACTACTGTTTTGTTCATTTAAATTAATGTTCATGTTTGCTTAAAATTTATATTTGTTTTTGTTTAATTTTTAATTTGCTTCCTCTTCTTTATAATTTTTAAGCTTTTTCTTTTTAACATTTATAGATACTATCCCAAAATGTTTTTACTTTACCTGTTTCTTTATTCTTTTCAGAAATTAAAATTTTACCTTGTAAATGTGGTGCTCTACTTCCTGCAATAATAGAATCATTAGCTACATCAAAATTAAGGTATCTTTTATTATCTTCAGCTATTAATTTAGCCAAAGAAGTTACTTTAGCTGCAAAAATAGTTTTTAATTTACCAGTTAAAAATAATTCTGAACCTGCTACTTCTTCTCTACCACCATCTCTAATTAATTTATCAGCTACATGTGCCGCATAAATTCTATAAGGAGCTATTTGTCTAAATATTTCAATTTGTTGTAAAAACCAATCTCTAGTCCATTTATATCCACCGCCATCTTTAAGATATTCTACAACAGATACAAAACCAGGGTCTGAATATTTTAATTTTACCCCATCTTTTCTATTAAAATTTTTACCCATTACTGAATCCATAAATAAATATGTACCTCCAATATCAGATAATTTATCTAAATCAGATAAACCATCTATAATCAAATAATCATATTTACTTTTATTTTCCAATAAAAGATTTCTAATTTTAGCATAATTAGTAAAAGCTTCTTCAATAGTAGTTTCATGACTAGTATAAATACTCATTTTCCTTGCTGGTATATATTCATAACCACCTTTTTCTAAATCTAAAACTAATCCATTATAACTTTCTGTAAAAGCACCTAAAATAGTCCCTTTACCCATTTTTGGCTGTGAAATTACAACTAAATCCCTTGGAGCACAAGCATCAGCTTTTGTTATTTCTGTTGGTAAGGCAAAATCTGTTCTTTGTTTTTCACTCATATATTATTTATTGTTTGTTTAATTTGTTTTTACTTTTATTATTCTTATGTAACTATTATCAGAACATAAATGACTATTATTATATGTTTCTTGGAAACTTTCTAATGTATATACATATCCTTGATGTTCTGCTTCTTCCATAAATAGTTCATTTGATTCTAAAATTCTTGATAATTCTTTCTCTGTTTCAATTTGTATTTCATCTAAATTAATTAGATATACTCTTGTTTCTTTCATTTTATTTATTTTTGAAGTGCTTCCTGTAAAGATAGAAGTTTTTTTGGTTTGTTTTCTAAAAAATAACTATGATTAATAATAGATTTATATTGTTCTTCAGTCATTTCTTGTGGTTTAGCTGGCATTGTTTTAATGATACCTGTCTGTGGCATAAAAGAAACTCCAACATTAATCCCATCCCCATCAAAAGATGATTTTAAAATATGCAAACTTCTATAATATTTGTAACCTTTTTCATCTCTTAATTTATTTAATTCATAACCTAATAAATCAGTTTTTATATCAGAAGTTACATATCTAAAGGGTTCAAAAATTGCAATAACAACATCAGCATCTCTAGCTAACTCAGAAGTATCAGCTATATCTGCTAATTTAGGTTTTAAATCATTTAATTTCAATCTATCAGAAGAAGAAACTTGTCTTGATAATTGCTGAATATTAACAGGACTAAACCCATAATGATCTCTAGCTTTTCTCATTGTCATAGAATATTTATCTAATCTTTGCTTTTTAACACCAGTTTCATCTTTTTCTGGATCCAATACACCAACATAATCTGTAACAATTAATACAATATGATTAGGGTGTGTTGGTTCATATTTACCTTTCTCTAAAATACCTTCTTTTCTTGGAATAATTTTACCATGTTTTTTGGCAAATTGTTCTAGATAAACTGAAATACCAGTTGGATTATGTGTACCTTCAATAGCTATAAAAGTATCATCTTTTTCCCATTCATCAAAAACTTTAGCAAATTCCATAACCATTTCATACTCTTCTTTAGTTAATCTGTCTACTACTGATTTTTGTAATTCCTGAGACCAAGTTCTTTTTCTACCTAATATTTTTTTAACAGGGATTAGTATACCTGTATTTAAAAATATCATTCTTGATACCCATTTAGCACTATACATATACATTTTCCTTTCCATACCAAAATAAATAATACTTAATTTAATATCATCTGATTTGTTAATAGCATACCAATCTAAAGTATTTAATATTAAATCCTGAGCAAAAGTTGATTTACCTCCACCAGTATCTGCTACTAATAAATAGTTAGTATTTTTACTAACTTCTAAATAATCATCTAATTTAGCTACAGGAAAAGGTATTGCACCATTTCTACCAATTAAACCATTATCTACTTCTTTGATTAAATCTGTGTATAAACTCATAGTGTTAATTCATTATTTGTATCTATCTCTCCTAATTTAATTTCTTCTGTATTTTCCATATCACTAGCTAATTGAGAAACATTATTTTTAGAAATGTAGTAAATTAATAAAGGTACATAATTGAATTGTTCCTTTACAGCCCTCTCACAATGCAAAAGTAGTAAATTTTGAATCTTTTGTACATCTTTTAACTTGTACTTAACACTTACTTTATTTAAACCAAGTGTTAAATCTTTCTCAGAAGGTATAAAATTCCATTTATTTTGTACACGATAATTAGTTTTACCAGTTAACTCTTTCAGTCTATTTTGTAATTTACTATAAATACCTGTAAAATCTAATTTTTCTTTCTTTGGTTTAAGAGATTGGATAAAAGCTAATAATTCTTTGGTATAAATTGCAGTTCCAGCAACCATTTGAACTTGATGAAATTTCACCCAATCTTCTATTTTTTCTAAATCAGTCATTATACATTAGTTAAATAAGTATTATAAATACTTTTAAATGAATTTGTTGTAGTATATTCTGTGTAACTTTCTGTTGGTTTTAATTTCAAAATTGAAAAATTAATTTGATTCATTTGAAATTGTATTTGATCTTTTGGAATACTAAACTGTAAAGATTGATAAATCACCAATAAATTATTTGAATTATTAGGATCTTCTCCATTACAAAAAGCATTTGTCATTATATTATAACTAAATTCTCCACCATTTAAAAATAGTGTAAAATTTCCTGTTTTTTGAAATACTGTTGTCATATTATTTATTTTTTATTTAAAATTGTCCCTAACCACATACATAAGAATATATAAACTACTAATATTCCTATTAATGGTGTCACTAATATATTTTTGATATAGCACCATAATGGGTACTTACATGTTTTACAAAGTGTCATAATTTAACTTTTTGATTTAATTATTGAAAAACATAAAAATGAATATAATGATACATATTCACTTATATCAAAGTAAAATAATAAAGCCCAAGATTGTAAATTATAATGAAACTCATATTTACCATATCTAATATATCCTGTTATTTTAGGTTCAGCCTTACAAGTACAATCAAAAAATGAATGTAAACATTTAGGACATTGTCCTCCCATTGGTCTATTGTTTTTCATATTATTTATTTATTTGTTTAAATTTAATAATTCTTGGCTAGATTAGAATACTTGCATCTTCTACCTTATTTAATTTCTCCTGATTATTTTATTAATCTTTGTCTGTTATTACTCTAAGACTATTATTTTACTAATAGAACATTATACAGAAAAATCTTGCAATTAGAAAACCAAGTTTATTATTAAATTATTTAAAATAAGAGTTAGTTATGATTTTAGCTTTAACCCACTCTCAAATTGTTGAATCATTGATTGAAAAATCAATATCCAACAGCTACATAGAATCAAGTGTACACCCTGTCTATGGTACTCAACGTGTGTTAATTTCTGTAATAAGAATACTATTCTTAAAGACATAAATCATTGACTATGTTGGTTCAATTATTTTAATTCTCTTTCATAATTAACACTAATTTCTAATTCTTTTATCCTTGCAGAAATCCAATCAGTTTCTATTATCAGTCATTTTCTATATTGAATTTATTACATAAAATTTCTCTAATTACATCTTGTGCATCGCACTCTGTTTGGTCGTCTGTGTCAGTACAATCTTTTATTATACCTTCTTCAACCATTTTACCAACTATAATAATTGATAAATCTTTAATGTCATCTAATGTTTTAATTGTGTTCATTTTTATTTATTTTGTTGTTAAAATAATGTTGTTTGAACTGTTTTAGGTTCTATTTCAGAGATAATTTCATTACATAATTGTATATAGAATTGATAATCAATTTTATATTCCGAAATAGGTTTATTTTCAATTTTGTTAACTATTGTTAATATACTTTCTTTTTCAATACCTATTGATTTAGGATTTAAATCCTTAACTGATAATTTTTTACCTTCAGTTTTTTTTTCTTTTATTCTTTCATTGGTAGCTTCTTCTTTTTCTATTTTATACATTTTCCCACCAATTTTAGAAATAACCCATCTATTAATCTTTTGTAATTTAGTTTTAACAATGTTTAAACCTTTTACAGTATGTAATTCTACATTAAACTTATTAGTATCTACCTTTTGAGAACAAATAAAGTCAAATATATCTTGAGATTCTTTTATTGTTTCTTCTATAGGTTTTGAGTTAATATAATAATTATTTAAAGCCTTTGCTATTATTGGGTAATAATAACCTTTATTTAAAGCTAATTCTGTTTGAAAATATTTACCTTTTTGTTTTGTTTTATCTTTTGTGTCTATAGATATATAGTTATTAACATCAAGTCTAATGTATTTTTTATAATAAGAATATTCACCTTCTACATTAACATCTTTAGCTATTTGATTACATATAGATTCATATAGCTCTTTTTGTTCATTTTTAACTATAGATAAAACACCATCGGTATTAACTGATATAACTTGTATGTTATTCATAATTAATTCTTCAACTAATTTAGCTAACCATAGCTGACCTGTTATAGTTACTTTTAACAAAGCTTTAATATCTCTAAGCCAATAATATTCTGAACCTAATAACGATTTGTTATCCTAAAAGCTTTTTATCCTTTAGTTCTTATAATTTCTTTCTTATAAGTCCAGCATATCTTTTCATCTTTAAAAGATGTCCCTGCCTCTTGGGTATATTATATTCTATTGTCTTTCAAATAGTTTCAATACCTATGCGTTGCCCCTGGTTAATTTATTAAGATTAACCTTCAGGTCTGATTCCCATTTCAGGGTTCCAGTTTTTTTCAGGAATTTTTCAATAAGAATCACTTCTTAAAGCGGCTATAATAAATAGTTATTTATATTTAAAAATTAAATTTTTATAAGATTTTTTTTTCAATTTACAACAAAGTAAAATGTCATTTATACCAATAATTTTATTTTTTTTATTAGTTATAATAGGTAAACTATCATAATTTAATAAACACCATTTAGCAGCATCAATTGGTGATTCAAATTCTTTAATAAAATTATTATTTATATCAAATAACAATACATTTTTACTTTTTTTTCTTGCTTTTTCAGAAACTGCTTTCCTTCCTTTATAGAAAGCTTCTGTTTTTGTTTTTGGGACTTTTAGATAAGAATAATCATGTTTTTCTTTATTTAAACCTTTATTCCAAATAGGTTTTCTTTCAACAAAAAACCCACCTTCATTTATTATGGATAAAGATTTTATTTTTTTTATATACTTTTTAGGTATTTCATCAATTGTTAATTCTTTATTTTTAAATTTTAAATAAAATAAAGAGCAATTTTTTGAAAATTCTATAAAAGTATTTTTTCTTTTTTCTAAAATTTCTTTTGTAAATTGAATTCCTCCTGTAGCAGAAGGATTTATGTTAAATCTTTTATCTTTATATACATCTAACCAATGGTCTTCCCTTATTAAGAGATTTTCTTTTACATCTATTATTTCGAGAATTTCAAATAAAAACACATTATTTCCATATTTGTTTGCAAAATTTTGTAAATATGGATTTTTGTGTTTGTTACTTTTTAATTCTCCTAAATGCTGAGTAAATCTTTTATAAAAAGACTGCCAAGTTGATCCTATATAAACTATATCATTTATTTTATTTTTAATAATATAAATTCCTTTTTTATTAAAAAGTTCTATTTCTTCTATTTTCATGATTTGTATTGTTTTATAATACAATTTAATGAAAAATAGTTGTTAATTCTATCTTTTTAATAAATTTAACTATTTCTTAACATTCACCGTATATACTATTAATTACTATCTTTTTAACATCAGCATCTTTTTTTCTACCTGCTTTTTTATCTTCAATTCTTTCTAATGTTAATTTTTTAATAATATCTATGAATTCAGGTTTTACATGTCTTGGTTTTACTTTATAATTAATTAATAAATTAGGATACCACGATGAAAAATCAAAATCTATTATATTTTTAGTATCATCTGATTTAAATATTCCTGGACTATCTTGTGAATGACAACCACCTAAAGCAAATCTAATAATTAAGTTAGAAAGTATTAAATCATATTTTATTTTAGCTTTCTTTTCTTCTGTATCAATTTCAATTTCTGTTTTTTCTGTAATTAATTGTAATTTAAACCATTCTTTTAAATCTTGAAAAGGTTTAGTTTTAAATTCAATTTCTGGCATTAATTCTTTTAAATAAAACTCTTTATTGAAACTTCTCAAATCTTTAAATTCTTTTAGAGGTATTTTAGTAGCTTCTTCATAATATTTATTTAAAATGTTTTTTGCTATTGCTGTATCATTAGCATTCATTACATCAAGATTATATCTTTTAGATACATCTTTTCTTAATTCTAAATCAGGTTGTTTTTTCTCATATAATAAACAAGAAATTTCAACATCATTAAAGTTATAATTTAATACTTTATCAATTTCTTCTTTACTCAATATTGTGTCAGGATGAAAAGGTAGTTCTTCTACATTCCAATATTTAAGATTAACAGATATTTGTTTTAAACCAGCTCTATCTACAGTATTCATAATAGATAAAGTATCACAGGTTTTAAAAGAACTAAATTTAAACAATTCTTGAATGTCTTCATCCCATTTAGCATTTCTTTCTTTTTTAATAATTCTATCTGCTAATTTTTTTAATTTAAAACATATTTCATCCCAAGATTCATTGATTAATTTCTTCTTATGTTTTAAAATATAAGCTAATAATAAATTATCAAAATAGATTACATTATGACCTATATTTAAAGTGTTTTTAGTTTCAATCCATTCTACTATCTGTTTTATATCATTTTGATATGGAGAAATAACAAATAATTCTTTTTTATCAGATTTATAATGTTTATAGGCTAATGAAAATAAATTTGGATAAACTTCTATATCAAATACTCTTTCTATCATTCTTTTATTTTTAGTTTTCACCACTAAGTTTGACTTTAGATAACATGTTTCATTATCAGTGGTGAAATAAGGTTATTTAATTTATTAAATCTTCACAAGATTGCATAAATAAATATATTTCATTCTCTTTACTACCACCTTCTTCAATTTCATCTAACATTAGTTGATATAAAGATTGAACATCTTCTATAAATTCAGGGTGATCTTTAATAAATTTATTTTTAAATTCTTTTACTTGATTCATAATATTTGTTTGTTAAAAGGTGAAATAATCTTTGTATAATGTGTTATAGCATTATCTCCATACACAATACCATTGTTTTTCTGATTTATCTGAAAACACTTCATATTTTCCATATTTATCAGGAAATGTAGTTTTATCTTCTTTGTTATATTTTATCCACATATTTATATGTAATTTTAGATTTATCAAAATCTTGCAAACCATTTTCTATCCATCTAGTATCTAAAGTGTTATTTAGTCCTATGATATGGATTTCTGCAAATTCCCCTTCTACATAGTTTAGACATCTGGCTAATCTTTGTGCAGCTTTGTTGTTACTAGAATAACAATGCAAAATTACACAAGATTTTAAATCTTTAAAAGTAACTCCAGCAGATAATTGTTTAACACAAGATAAATGATTTTTACCTAATTTAAATTCTTCTAAATTTTGTTCAGATTTTCTATTTTTACTATGATAGGAAAGGTAAGGTAATTCATCACATTGTTTAGTAGTTTCTAAAAATATCAAAGATTTAGGTAAAGTTTGACAAATCTTTTTAAGATAATTAAATTTAGTAGAGCTATTTTGGATACTTTGAATTAACTTTAACATATCCATAAAGTTTTTTGTAGATTGATATTTATTATACCAAAAGTTAATTTTAGCTTTTTCACTCCAATACTTTCCTGAAGATAGTTTAATATCATTTTTACTACTAGGTTCTAATAAATGAACTATAATTTTATAATCTTTATTAGTTTTACCAGTAGTATCATCTAATGTTTTTTTGTATCTTATAGGACAATAAGTATTTAAAAAAGCTAATTTTTCACCTTTATTAGGAGGGGTTCCTGTTAAACCAATTAATTTTTTAGGTATATTAACAGCAATATAACTCCATTTATCAATGCTTACATCATGAATTTCATCCAGTATAACCAAATCATAATCATTTAGATTATGTTTATTTAAAGAAACATGTGTGGTAAATGTTACATGGTTAATATCAATATTAAATTTAATTGCATCTTCTTGCCAACCTAACAAAATAGATTTGTTTGGATAACTTACTAATACCTTATCATAGTTTTTAGCTAATCTTAAACCCACCTTTGTTTTGCCACTTCTCATTGGCAATACTAAACAAGCTTGATTATAAACTAATCCTATATCATAAGCCTCCTGTTGTATTTGTTCTCTGAAGTTACCACTCATAATTATCTGGAGTTTTCTTTATTAGTTTAAAGCCACAAAAGTAATTATTATCATTTACACTTTTACTAACATTGTATTCTACTTTATTAATTAATTGTTTTCTTTCTGCTTTCTTTTTAGATTTTTTGCTCATAATAGATATTTTATTAATTCTTTAGAAACATTGTACTTTTTGATCATTTTAATAACCATAAAAACTCTTTTAACCTTTGGTTTCATTTTTAATTCTATTTAATTCATTAATAACTTGGACAGCATATTTATTAGCTTCTTTTATATCAGCATTAAAAAGAGATCTTCTCATACCAACAAAAGATACCATCATACTATTTGCATATCCTATTTTATATTCTTTCAGATCTTCATTAATTTTTAATACACATTCCATAAACCAATTCCAATCAGAATCATAAGGAAGTTCTGAATCTTTATTTAAGATTTCACAATCTCCACCAGAATAACTTGTTGTAGACATACCTGTTTCATCTGGATTTTTATAAAACACCCAACATTCATCAGATTCATCATAATCTGGATCTATTAATCTATCTTCTTCTGTTAAGTTGATAAGCTTCCAGCCTAAATATTCTTGTATAATTTGGTTATTTGTCACACCAGGTAATATTTCTGTTAAAGCCATCTGTCTAAAATTTTAGTAAGTTCTTGTATAGAAATTAAACCTGTAGATGTATTAGTTCCTTCTTTTAGTTTAACTTCTGCTTTATTAATCTCATCTAATATTCTTGATTTTTTTCCTTCAAGAAATTGTTTAAGTTGTCTGTTGTCCATTTGTTATTTTATTATAATTATAAGCTTCTTGAAATACTTCGTCAAATGTTCCTTTACTATCTTCTGTTTTATGACAAGTACCACAAGGTATATATCCTTTATGGGTAGTTCTTAATCCTAATAAATGTACAAAAACAGGTTTTAGTTTTAATCCTGAAAGCCAATAATCTTTAAATTTTGGTTCAAATGTTTCAAAATTAAAAAATAAAGCTTCTTCAGATAATTCTGTATCTGTAGTATATTGACAAACTACTACATAATATTTAAAACAATGATTAAACTTATACATTCCTATAAAATAAGGTAATATTACTAATATTAATAAAATTGTTATTATCATTTTTGTTTTGGTTTAAGTTTTTGCAAGGGCACATTTAATCCATGTTTGATAATTAATTTATCTAAAGCTAATACAGCTTCTTCTAAAGGATTATTATCTAAAATAAATTTACCTAAATTGTCTCTATGTTTTTTTTGTATAAAACAACCTGTAGTATATTCTTTGTTATTTTTAGTAATTTTACCTGTATAACCAAATCTACCACCTATCATTTTATTTTTATATACGTAATTATATTCTGTTTTCATATTTTTAAATTTAAAATAAAAGAGCCTACATTTCTGTAAGCTCTGTTTATCCTTTCAAAACAACTGAAAAACAACTATTGAATAGTTATACCGTTAAACTTAAATGCTCCAAAATTAGGAACATGTTTAGGAAATTCCATAGTAAAATCTGTACTATTACCTTTCCAATTCTTTTTTGCTGTTAATATAGCAGCTTTTTCTTCATCACTTTTCTTAAATATTTCAAATGAAATTTTAGGACAAAATGTATTAATTTCTTTTATAATCTGTTGTCTTAATTGTTGATAATTTGGACTACTGATTAAGTTCTCAAATGTCATTGGTTTTTCTTGATGTTGCTTTTTCATTTTTATTTGTTGTTTAAAGTTTAACTAATTGTTGTGTATAATCTTTTGATTCTGAATATTTCCTATCTATTTGATAAGCATAATAACTTTGAAGACGTTTATAATCCTTAATACAATCTAAATAATTCTTATAAATAGCTACTTTATGTCCTAAACCATCATCATACCACCCTATCTGATATTGTGATTTACAAAAAGATATACCAAATAAATTATGATATTTAAGACAAAATTCAGATTTAAATCTTCCACTTTCGAGTAAACAAGATTTATAAGCGTACTCAGGAAATAATACACCTTCTTGAGTAAATATTCTAATAAGACAAGTATCTACTAATTGTATATTTTCTATTGTATCTTTTATAGGGGCTTTTAAATGCACTATTTGTCTTTTTATTGGCTTAAAACTAAATAATCCAATCAATAATACTCCTATAAATACATGTAATGTATATTTCTTTGGTTTATAAGCTTGTAGACATGTATGACAATAACGAACATTAAATGGTTCTTTGTAAAATACTTTTTTATGGTTGCACATAATTTATAAATTTAGTATTAGTAAAAATAATAACCAACCCCAACCATCTTTTGATAAAGCAATTAAAACTATTATTCCTATAATTAAAAATATATTTACTAAATGTTTATTTATTTTGTTCATAGTTTTAATTTTTACAGATTAATGTTATTCCTAATACAGTATTAATTGTAAAGAAATCTTTCTTATATTTAGCTCTTATAGTATTACAATAATTGTAATAAGCTAATAATGCTTGTTCTATTGTATTCATAAATTTTGTTTTAAAATAACCTAACTAAGTCAACATTATAAACAATGCTGCAAACTGTTCCTGATAATTAGTCAGGTCTTAGTTAGGTTAATTAGTTAAAATCCCATTTTATCTGCAAATGTTACTTCACAATTAATAGTAATGGGAAAATGGAAATCTTTTGGATCATCAAATTTAATTCCTTTGGCTAATTCTTTGAATAAATTCCATTCTTTAATGTCGTAGATAGTTATTTGTTTCATTGTTTTTGTTATTTTTAGTATGCAATTGCAAATGTATTATCTGGAAATTGTCTAATAATTGAATTTTGAAGATTTTTTTGTTTTATAAAGTTTTTGGCAAAAGCTTCATTTAATAGTAACTTAGTTTGAAATTGTTTACCTCTTACATGAACAGGTTTACCTTCTACTAAATTTTCTATTGATTTAGTAAAAACTTTAATATATTCATAGGAAGAATGTGATAGACTAACTCTGTTTCCTTTATCATCTATCGTATAATTTTTTTCTAAAGGGTATTTCTTTCTGTTTTCTAATAAAGCTTCATGTTGCTCTTGAGAACATACAGCAGAAAGTTTAGACATTTTAAAACTTTCTCCTACAGTCATTTTAGATTTATCATAAAATGATGAACTGTCAATTAATTGTTGTTTCATAAATATTGTTTTTGTTTTGTTTTGAAATTACACTTTTTACTTGGTTGGTATTCAGAAGGGTTGTGTATAACCTTAGCCAGTTATTTTTAATCTACAAAAAATCTTACATTCCACACCATACCTATTGGACTATATCTTATGAATTCTTTACCTCTATGTGAAACTTTTACACCTTCTTCACGTTCTAACTTATCAATAATATCCCAAGATGCTGTTGCATCAAATGTTTCAATGGTTTCATTAAAGGTGTCTTTTCCATTTTCTGCTGATGCTTTAATATTTGCAAGAATTCTATCATATTCTTTTTGAATAGCTTCTTCTCTTTTGTTTTTATTAACAGTTATAGGCATATTAAATAATTTAATTTAAATTTTTGTTAAAAAATTATAATGCAATAAAGCATTGTTAAAAAGAATCCTATACTTAATGATAGGAGTAATGTTTCTGTTTTTGTGAATAATTGGTATTTCATATTAAAATATGTATCTGATATTACACCAAGGTATAATATCATTATGTATTTGTTTAAATTGTTCTATTAATTCATTTTTAAATTGCCATTGATACCTTAAATTATTTCCTCCATATTGAGAAGTTTTTATTTCTTGTATATCAGGTTGCCATAATAAACCTTCAGAAGCAATAAAACCTTTTTGTAAGTTTTGATGATGTAAATATTCATTGTGGGTTAAAAATATTACTTCACATTTAACTTTATCTTTATAAATAACTTCTTTATCTATTAATTCAAATAATTGTTTGTAATCATTTAACCAATTGTCATAATATATAACAGGACTAAAATTTATATGTACATTCCAACCTGCTTCTATGAATTTATTAATAGCTTTTATTCTAAGATATATTTTTGAAGTATTTACTTCTACAATATCAGAGATATTTTGAGGCATTAAACTAAATCTAATTCTTAATTTCTCATTACCATAAGGTAATAATTGATAATTAACAAATTTAGTGGCAAATGTAGCTTTAATATTAGGTGTATCTGTAAAAAACTTAAATACTTTTACCCAATCATAATCTTTCCAATGATAAGATATATCTACATCACATCCTATATCATAAGTCCAATACTTATTATCAGTTTGATTAGGTGTTTTTAAAGGTAAAGATTGACTGTGGATAAGTATTTTATTTAAAATTTCATCTATATTTGTATTAACATAGATAAATTTTCTACCAAATCTTCTTGTATAGCAATATGAATTAGAACAACCAGCATTACAACCCATAATAAAATTAGGAGTTACCCAATCAGAAGACCTACCATTTTCTTTTATAGTTAAAGTTTTGGTTTTTTGTTGTTTTAAAGGTAAATTATTCATTAATGTAAAAAGTAAAAATACCAAATAGACCATAATAAACATGATGTTATTAAACCATATGATGCTATAAGTTCATATTCATTATAAGTTTCTCTTAAATCTATAGTAAAGCAAATTATAAAATGAATAGTTTTAAGAGTTACGAGTAAAGTAAATGCTAAATATAACATCCATAAAAATGTTGTCATTGTTTTAAAATTTTAATTAATAATTTGCTTGACTATTCCAAGTATTTTTAATCAACAATACCATTACCATAGTACATATGAAAACGTGTTGATTCATTTAATGAATCATACCATTTTTGGTATTTTTCTTCAATAGATATATCTTTAAATCTGTAGTAACTGCCATTACAATAACGTAGTCTATTGTTTTTGTCATAAAAATCTTTGAAGATTTCTTCTTCAGTACCCTCAACCTCAACTTCTTTTGTTATAACTGATGTCGTATCAACATAACGAAAACCACTTTCAGTTACAACAGTTCTGTTTGAAGGATTCCAATAATTTAAAATTACTTTCATTTTATAGTTTGTTTAAAAAATTAATAAAAAAAGCCCTATTACATAATATAATAGAGCTGTTATATATCCTGATTGAGAAAATCAGTTGTTTGTATTATATCGCAAATTTTTTAAGGGTTTGATTGGAGAGAAAATTTAAGTAGATTAGGAAATTAGAGTGTTAATCTGACACTCTCTCTGCCACATTTGTCCACTTTTCTATACAAATTTCCACTATTTCACCTAAATGAATAGCTCTACAGTTAAATATTACGTATAAACCCCTAGATTGGAAAGTTTTATTCAATTCTAGAAGCCTTCATTGTACCAATTATAACCTATTATTGGGTATAATTTACCATATATCAGCTATATTCTGTAAAGTGGGTGCGTAGAATACCCTTATTTTATGTCATAAAAGTGTAAAAATCCCCACAAAAACTCCTGATATTGGCAATATTCCTAAAATATGGGTGCGTAGAATAGCCATTAAAACCTAAAATAAAAGCCCTCAATTAAGAAGGCTTATTATTGTCCCAATCATTCCATAAACCTAATAAAGCTATAACAATAGCTAAAGTAAAACATGAAGTAATAAACATAACTTATTGATTTTTAATTGATTAAATGATTGTGTTTTACACCTAAAACTTTGAT